ATGCGACCATTGCCCGACACGGTCTCTGACACGGGATTGCCTCCGGCTCCTGCGGCCCTCCTCTTCGACTGTGATGGAACGCTCGTGCTGACGGCAGACCTGCACTACAATGCCATCTCCCGGGCAGCTGCGCGGCAAGGTCACCAGATGCCACGCGAATGGTACATGTCCTTTACGGGCCTTGGGCGGCGCGACCTCTTCCACCGCTTCGCTGCCGAGGCCTCGGCCACCTTCGACATGGACCGCCTGGTCAAGGACAGCATCGCGCTGACATTGGGTCTGACCGGTCACGTGCGCGAAAACCCCCTGGTCGCCGGGCTTGCGCGCCGCGCATTCGGGCGGGTGCCGATGGCGGTCGTGACCAACAGCGAAGGCAGCATCGCGCGGGCAGTCCTGGCTGAAACGCAGCTTTCCGGGCTCTTTGACTGCATCGTGACGGTAGAGGAAGCCCCGCGTCCAAAGCCCGCCCCAGACCTTTACCTGTCCGCCGCAGCGCGTCTTGACGCACCACCTTCCGGCTGCCTCGTCCTTGAAGACAGCGATCAGGGCATCGATGCGGCAAGATCAGCCGGCATGATGTGGGCGGACGTCCGGTCGCCGGACTGGCCGGATCGATGCGACCGGCTACTGGCCATGTTCGCCACCTGAAGCGAGACCAGGGGCTCTTGTGACAGCATGCAACGGCACTGATTGCCACGGGGTGGCAAGGTCTGCGCATTCTGGCGATGCTTGCACAGGCAAGGGGCGACGAAACCGCAGGCGGCGGCGAGGCTTCCGCGAGATGGCGTAGCGTGGCCCATTTTTCAAAAGCCCGTGATGCGAGCCCGCGTCATGAGATCGTCGCGGAAGGACGGCAGCTAGTCCTGTTCACCCTGAAGTCCGAGTTTCCGGGCTATCGGGCCACCATATGGCTTGCGCTGCCTATCCTTGCTCGATCGATCAAGGACTGGTGCGAGGCCTGATCTGCCCGGTTGCGCTGAATGCAGGGCAACAAAACCATGACCTTGCGATGCGCGCCGCTAAGGCCCGCTATCAGGCGCGTGCCGGTAGCATGGCCCTTCGCGGCGAATGTCCGCTTTGCCCCGAAAGTTTCAGTCGGCCATCCGAAGCAAGTTATTAACATTACCCACGCCCCACTTCCCCCCTCTCCGCGTCCTGATCCCCCGCTGGGTCAGTTCCGCCGCGATCGCCCGCAGCGACGTATGCCCCTCCTCCCAGATATCCGCGAGCACGGGCGCGAGGTCCTCCGCGAAGGCCGCAGCGTTGGCCGACACGGCGGCCCTTAGCGCCGCCCCGCCTTTCCCCGCTCGTCTAAGGCTTTCCGCCCCGTTTGGGTTCCCCAGCTTCACTCCGCGCGCCTTGGCCACTGCAAGGGCCTCCTTCGTCCTCCGCGAGATCGCCTCGCGCTCGGCCTGAGCCACCAGCGCCATGATCCCGACGGTCAGGTCGTTGGCCTCTGGCATGTCCACGGCCACGAACCGCACGCCACTGTCACGCAGGGCCAGAAGGAACGCTGCATTTCGGCTGAGCCGGTCCAGTTTCGCGATCACCAGCGTCGCCCCGGTGACCTTCGCCAGGTGCAGCGCCTTCGCCAGTTCCGGCCGATCGGCCTTTCGTCCACTTTCGACCTCGGTAAACCGCCCGAGGACCTCGGCACCACGGGAGACGGCGAAGTCCTCGATCACCTTACGCTGTGCTTCGAGCCCAAGGCCACTTGCCCCCTGTCTGGCGGTCGAGACCCGCTCGTAAGCCACCAGCCGCTGCCCTGCCGCCATCTCCGCCCCCTGTACAGAACTGCCTAACGTTCGTTGCGCAGTTCTGTACAGGTCGCTCAGTCGGCGGTGTCTGGCAAGTGCCTGATCTTCATAGATTTCCGTCAAGCTCGATCTTCCGTGCAGTTCCACCGCGTGCCAACGTCCGCTCGGGCGGGTCCAACGGGCTCGGGTCATGTAAAGGGCGCTTCACGCGTTTGCCCTGTTCATCCTGGTAGACGATCACGTACTCAATCTTGTCGACTGGCTCCCCATGGTCGAACGGCCCCGATACCGCGATCCGCGACCGCGACGCAGGCGTCAAGCCAATCTCCGCCATGTAGCGCCCCATCAGCTCCATCTGCCGATTGGCAATTCCGAGCCAGGGCGACTGCTGCACATAGCCGGACGGCGTCTTGAACAGGAGCGGTGTCTCCTTCAGCTTCTGCTCGGCCTCCACCCATCGCCCGTAGGCTTGGCAATAGGCTGCAAGCACTGCCCGATCGACGATGGTGATGACGCCCATGGCGACCAGCGTGTCCACCAGCCGGTGCCATTCCGCGCGCGCTTCGTCGCTCAGATGCTCCGGGCAATCGGGAATACCTTCCGGCGGGATGGGCTCGGCCCGGTTCCAAGCCTTCTTGCCGCGGTTGCCTTCCAACCGCCGCCAGGCGGTGGGTTTGCGGGGCGGACCGCTCACGGCAGCTGATCCTTCAGCGCGTTGAACACCCGCCGCACCGCATAGCCTCGCAGGATCGAGACGGCGGTGAACACTGACGCCACCAGCAGGTTCTCGACAAGGGCAAGGTCGTGTCCCATCGCCGGAAACAGGAGACGCTGCAGCCACAGGGACAGCAGGAAGCCAACCACCGTTCCGGTCAAAGCCTCGAAAAGGGAGGCGCTACGCGACTGACCAGTGGCCATTGGCCTGCTCCTTCCGGGCTTCGAGAATGGACCTCTTCGCCTCTTCCAGCATCCTCGCATGTGCCAGGAGTACTTCCAGTTCTTCGTCCGATAGATCCGTGAGGTCGATATCTTCCTCGGGCTGCTGCTTGACCGCGAGGTCCACCCCCTCGCGCCAGCCCCCTTGCGTCTTGAGAAAGAAGATCATTGCAGTCACATTGCCTGCCCGGGCCTTGGTGACGAGGCTTTGGGCTACCGCGCCCACGGCGCGCGCCTTCCCGCGTTTATAGCGTTCGGATAGGTCTTCGTCGCGGTTCAGAAGTGCGAAGAAGGTGGTCCGGCCGATACCAAGAAAGTCGGCAATCTGTTCGGCGTTCAGGACAGCGGATAGCGTTTCGACCTCGGCTCGCTGGGCAGCTGTCAGCTGCACGAGCGGCCGGCCGCCCAATCGCTTCGCCGAGGTATCCTCCAAGGCGCTCATCCAGTGGCTCCATCCGTCCAAGGGATCTCCCACGGCTTCGGGCCCTGCGGCTTCACGCTGAGACGGCTGCGGGATGAAGGCGTCAGGCCGAGTTCCGTCATGTAGCGCAGCATGAATTCGCGCTCACGGTTCGCGATGGTGAGCCACGGCGAAAGCTGCACGTAGCCTGCAGGCGTCCGAAGGAGCGATGGGCCCTCCGCAAGCTTGCGCTCGGCCTCGACCCAGCGTCCCCAGGACTGGCAGTAGCCCGCCAGGACGGCACGGTCGACGCGGGTCAGGATGCCGACTGCCTCAAGTTCCTGAACCAGCCGTTTCCACTCCGCCTTGGCCGTGGGATTGAGATGCGCGGGACAAGTCGGGAGACCGGGAGTCGGCTTCGGTTCCGCGCCGTTGATCGGTCTGCGGCCCGGATTGCCGTCCAGCAACTTCAGATGGGTGGGCTTGGGCTTACGGCCTCTCATGTCAGCCTCCGGTCAGGTTCAAGGGGTGCGATCGGACTGCAGAGTTGGTCGACCGAATTTGGCTCTCGCGCCTGTCCAATCGGCGGCCATGCGTTTGCAAATGCGCGGGAATGTCTGTCCTGGTCCTGGCGATACCCCCTGGGGAATTTCGCGGTTGTGGTAAGCGGAGCCCCATGCCGGTCCCCAGCCCGAATGGCCCAGAGATTGACCCTCCCCCCGAGGGTCATTGCTACGCCGCTCATGCCGTCACCTCGGCACTGAGCCGTTCCGCCCGCACTGCGGCGAAGCTGCGGCCATCGCCGTCCAGCACCGCCTCCCTCCCCGTGAAGGCCTGCCAACGCTCAACTGCGACGTCGACGTATGCCGGATCAAGTTCGACCGCATGGCAATGCCGCCCGCAGCTCTCGGCTGCGATGATCGAGGTCCCCGATCCCGAGAACGGCTCATAGATCGCCTGGCCCGGGCTGGAGTTGTTCAGCATCGGCCGGCGCATGCATTCGACCGGCTTCTGCGTGCCATGAACAGTGGCGGCATCCTGGTCGCGGCTGGGGATACTCCACAGCGTGGTCTGCTTGCGATCCCCGGACCAGTGGCCTGTCGCCTTCTCGCGCACCGCGTACCAGGCCGGTTCGTGCTGCCAGTGGTAGTCCCCGCGGGAGAGGACCAGTCGTTCCTTGGCCCAGATGATCTGGCTGCGGATGGCAAAGCCGCAGGCAGTGAGGCTCTCGGCCACGGTCGTCGCATGCAGCGCGCCGTGCCAGACGTAGGCCACGTCGCCCGGAAAGAGCGCCCAGGCCTCGCGCCAATCTGCCCGATGGTCGTTCAGGACCTTGCCGGTGCGCCTGGTCCTGGCTGCCCCCGCCTCGTTGCGCCAGTTCGGGTCGTAAGCGACGCCATAGGGGGGATCGGTCACCATCAGGTGCGGACGCACGCCGTTCAGCACCCTTGCGACCGTGGCCGCGTCCGTCGCATCGCCGCAGATCAGCCGGTGGGTGCCGAGCAGCCAGAGGTCGCCGGGCTGAGACACCGGAACCACTGGCACCGGAGGGATGTCGTCTTCCCGCTCGTCCGTCTCGCCTGACCGCAGGAGCGCGTCCAGCTCCGCAGCGTCGAAGCCCAGGCTGGTCAGATCGACTGCCATGTCCTGCAGGTCGCCAAGCTCCAAAGCGAGGAGCGCCTTGTCCCACCCCGCCTGCTCCGCCAGCTTGTTGTCCGCCAGGATGTAGGCCCGCTTCTGCGCCTCAGTCAGATGCGCGAGTTCGATCACCGGCACCTTCGCAAGGCCGAGCTTGCGCGCCGCCATCACCCTGCCGTGGCCCGCGATGACGCCGTTCTCGCCGTCGACCAGCACAGGGCTGGTGAATCCATACTCCCGGATCGATCCTGCGATCAGCGCAACCTGCGCCTCCGAATGCGTCCGGGCATTCCGGGCATAGGGGATCAGCGCCTCGATCGGGCGGTAGTCGATTGACAGCGTGCCGTCCATCCGTGCCTCCCACCCCCCGGTCCGCAACAAGCGGCGTCTCTGGGGCTCATGCGGGCAGTATAGCAGAAGGCTAAAGCATTGTAATTATGTAATTAAATGACGTTTCACGACGAGGCGCGCCATGTTGCGACATTCCCCGCCCCTGCGGTGTAGGCAGATGCTCAGCTTAACCGGGAGGTAACCAACGAAAGGCTACGGTTTCCAGACTGAAGCGAGGCACTCTTCCATGATCTCTCCGTCCACAAACGACTGGGTCGTTCCAACGCTGAATGAAATCGCCGCGTGCTTATCCTCGTCGGGGATGCACGAAAGTGCAGTCGCCGTCATGAAGGCTGCAGCCGTTGTCCATCAGAACAGCGGGGCACCCGCACTGTTCGGACCTCCAGCGCCGATGACCTCTGCGCCGATGATCGAAGGCAACATCATCCGGTTCTCCGTCTACTCGCGAAACCGACGGGAGGGGCCTCTCGCGGGACAGATGGGACACATTGGACGGACCAAATAGAAGCTTCCTTCATGTGCGCGCGTGTTGAGGAAGTTTGTAAATCCTCTGTCCAATCTGTCCCATGTGTCCCTTCCAACTGCATTGACAGACAATTCCCGCCAAGGTTGAACTGCCACTTAGGGGTTCCAACAGCGGTGCTTCGTGGGCCATACCCATCTTGTTCGGTTACCTGGAACACGCAAATGGCGTGAAGTTGTTGCGCTTCTGACCCAGGGCGCGGAGGCGGATGAGGTGGTCTCTGCGGCCGCGGTCGCGTCCGAAGGGGACTTGGCGGAAGCGGCCCGAAACCCTGTATTCGTCGAAGCAATTCGACTGCTCTGCCAAATTCCACTCTCGGCACAGGCCGACAACTTCGCAGCCGCCTTGAGGCTTGGCGGCCTGGATGCCGGCCCGGCGCCCTCAATCATCGATGTCGTGGTGGCCGCAACCATGAGACTGGAAGAGGTCCAAGCCAAATCTCGATCGGCTGACGATTTCTCCGAGCTTTCGGCACGAGCTATGGCGTCTACCTTAGGTGAAGCGTTCACTGCGGCATTGCCCGGTTTGTTAGATCCTAATCCCGAAATCATTCAGACTGGAATCAGGAAGTTTTCCAATCCAGAAGGCTTTGAGAAGCTGTCGCGTCTCTTCTTCAGAAAGCTGCTGGATGGGACGCTTAGATACTGGCTGGACCGCGTCCTTCCTATTCACACCGGCCCCGACAGCCGGTTCCGTTCGTTGGGAGACCGTGGTGCATTCGACGCGGCGATGACCCAGTATGTTTTCGAGTCAACGCGTATCATCAAGGAGTTCTCGCGAGGCTGGTATGGAAAGGTGATAGCCGGCACGGGAACAGTTCCGGCCGATCGCGTCGCCGCATTTGGCCACGTTGCGTTCAAGAAGATCGGCGAGGAACTTCGCAGGAAGCGAGACGCAGATGATTGAGGCACAAATCACCTGCGTCGCCGATCGTACCGACAAGCGCCTTAACCTGATCTTTGGCGGGTCCAGCCAAACATTCAACCTCGCGGCAGGTGATGTGTTTGCCCGCAACCTGATGCCTCTGCCAGAGACCTGTAACGACCTCATGCGGATTGCCTGTGCAGTCTTCCACGCAGACTGTTCCGTTAGCCGTGGGGGCGACGCTCGATCGGACATGGGGGCGGCCTGGCGCCGGGGTTTTTCAGCAAAGGTCAAGGTCTCAGACCCTCAACTCTGGGCACGGCAGGACGTTCGGGAGGCGCTGGTTGACGCTGCCGGGTTTCTAACGGAGGACACTTTCCAGTTCGAGTTTGAGGACCTTCCTCCTGGCAAGCCCACTCAGCAGTACTTCAACTTCGCCGCGCGCGAAGACGAACGGACGTTCGACGAAGTCATACTCTTCAGTGGGGGTTTGGATAGCTTTGCGGGAGCATTGCAGTCGCTCGCCACTGGAACCGGAAACGTTGTCCTGCTGACCCATCGCTCCTCACAAAAGGCGATCACACGCCAGACCAAATTGGCTGACTACTTGAAGGAGCGTTTTCCAAAACGGGTACTTCACGTGCAGATTACCGCCCGAAGGAAGGCAACCGTCGCGACAGAACGAACGCAGCGATCACGATCTCTTCTCTTCACGAGTCTGGGTTACGCCGTGGCTCGGGCACTGCAGATTTCCACGATCAGCTTTTACGAGAATGGCGTGATCAGTCAGAACCTGCCGATCTCCGGGTCGGTGGTAGGGACGTCAGCAACGCGCACGACCCATCCACTTAGCCTCGTTCTTCTTGAACGGCTCCTTGGTGCCCTGGGCGGCAGCAGAATTGCGATACGGAATCCCTTCATCTGGAAAACCAAGGCGGAGGTCCTGGAAGTCATCCGAGCCCACGGTGCTGAAGATCAGATCAAGCACACCGTCAGCTGCACGAACCTGCACACCCAAAGCGCCGAGGTAAGCCACTGTGGTGACTGCACGCAGTGTCTTGACCGAAGATTTGCTGTTTTCGCGACTGGCATGGAGGCGTTCGAGCAGGACGTGCATTATTCCACCGATGTGTTCGTTGGCGCACGAGGGAATGGGCGATCAAGGCAGGTCGCGATCGAGTGGACACGCCACGCGCGCCGCATGGCCCAGATGACACCCGACAAACTGGCGAATGAGTTCGGCCTACAGATGTCACGCTTGGTCCGCGGGCTTCCTGATCTTCCCAGAGACGAGGCGAGGTCTCGAATAGCAGAATTGCAGACCAAGCATGGCAAGACGGCTCTCATCGCGATCGAGAATGCGCTCAGGTATCATGCTGGAACGTTGGCAAGGGGCGAAGTGCCGGTTTCAGCCTTGCTTGCCACGCTCAGCGCTGACGACACAGGAGATACTGCAATCGAACTGAACCCTTCGGTCGAAGCTGGCTTGGAACAAGGCACAGCGGCCTCGATCCATGGTCCAGCGGTTCGCTTTCCATTGCAGGTACGCTTCTACCAGACCGAAGGACAACGGCGCTCCGTTGATCATCTGGATGTCCAGGACCTCGGCATGGTCAGCGGAGAACCCGCGTCCGTCGCGCATGCCCTAAAGCCCGTCTTCGATGAGGATCGGAACTTAGGTCGTCCGATTGATGGCTGCCGGTACACGTTGGCGAAGAACATAACGACCACGAAGAAGATGAGTGTCTCGGCGGTTACAAAGAACATTCGGCGATGTCGCGAGGAATTGGCCGAGTTCTATCTTGCGATGGAGGGTATTCCTCCGGCCGAGCCGCTCCTTATCCAGAGCCACGGTCCGAAAGGCTACCGCCTCGACCCTACGATTCGGGTAATCACGTAGTAAGTCCCGGCCGCAGTCGAGGTCATTTCCCGTCAAATGTCATGATGGCAGAGCCGAAATGTCATGATGCGAGTTCATGCGTGCGCATTTCCAGAGGGAACAGGAATGACGAGTGTCATGAAGTAAGTCAGACCACGTCATCTCGTCATGCCTGACTAAACTTCTGTTTTCGTGGGATTATCTCGCCAGTCTTGTGGTGGAGATCGTCCATGCGCCTTGATGAAGATCGGCAGTTTATCGCGGAGGCAGATCTGGCCTTCAGGTACGGCAAGGCCGTCCGCACGCTTCAGCGCTGGCGGGCCAAAGGCTACGGGCCGACCTTCATGCGGATCGGCGGATCCATCTTCTACCGTCTGGAGGACATCGAGGAGTTCGAGGCCCGTATGCGCCGGGGCGGGGGATCGCAGTGATGGACGAGCTTCCCCAGATCGACTTTGACGCCATCAACACCTACTGCGAGGTTCTGTTCGGGTATCTCGACGGCTACGTTCCTCTCCGCCTGATCGGTGAAAAGGGGACGTCCAACTCCAAGGTGACGCCCGAGTACCTTCGGCCCCATGACATCGCGACGAGAATTGGGAGGATCGCACCGCAGGCCGCGGCAAGGCAGGAAGCCATTTATGTCGTGCCGTGCACGGTTGCCCAGCCTAGGCGCGCGAAAGAGGAGGACATCGTCACTACGGGCGTCCTGGTGATCGATATCGACAACGGTGACACTGACGCCAAGCGCGATCACCTCATCCGCTATCTCGGGACGCCCACGATGATCGTTGCCTCAGGTGGCATTACCGAAGAAGGGAACACCAAGTTTCACGTGTACTGGCGCCTCAGCGAAGCGGCGGAAGGCGCCGACCTGAAACTTGCCGTCCACCTTCGGTCCCTGATGGCCAGCAAGGTCGGGGGAGATGACAGCTTTGACAATGTCACCCAGCCGATCCGGGTAGCGGGCACGATCCATGGCAAGCACGGCGTTCTGGCCTCGGTTCGTCTGCTGAGCCACGAGCAAGTCGAATACCACTTGGCTGATCTGGCCGCCGCCGTTGAAGCGATGCCGCCCATGGCAACGGCGAATGCCAAGCACGACTACAACAACGCGAAGCGGCAGAGCCGGTCAGCAGAGGAACTGATGACCTCCTTTATCCGTGAGGATGGGAAGGACGGCGAGACCCGCTATTTGACCTTGTCCAAGATCATCGGCCACTGGCTCCGGATGGTCAGGAGGGGGCGCGCAACGCTCGAAGAAGCCTGGATTGCTGTTCAGCAGCAGAACGCCGCCACGATCCAGCCGCCGTGGCCGGAAGAGCGGCTGCTCCGCGAGTTCAAAGCGCTCCTTCGCGTCGATTGCGAAAAACACGGCCCGATGCCTGGCCAAGAGGCTGAGGACCAAGAGGATGCGGCGCCTGAGTTTAGTGACGACGCGCTCGTCCAGTTGTTTGTTCGCGAGTGTGGCCGGGATTGGATCTACGTTGCGGTCTGGGGGCAATGGTACCGCTGGACGGGCAAAGTCTGGAAGCGCGACGCTGTCGGGGCGGTAGTCCAGGCCGTTCGGCTTGTTTGTCGGACCTCGGCAAGCAAGAACAACAAGCCTGCAGACCAGCGACGCCTAGCCAGTGCGAAGACGATCCTGGCGGTCGCAAAGCTTGCTGGTGCCGACCCTTCCATCGCGACTGAAGTCGATCAGCTCGATCAACACGTCATGCTGCTGAACACTCCCGAGGGTGTTGTCGACCTCGATACTGGCGCGGTTGGTCCGCACGAACGCCGCTTGCTTCTGACGCAGATCACCCGCGCGAGCCCGGGCGGAGAATGCGCAACATGGATGAAATTCCTTCAAACCATTACCGGGTGCGATGAAGAGTTGATGGCGTACCTGGCGCGGGTCGCCGGCTATTGCCTGACCGGTCAGACGAAAGAGCAGGCCTTCTTCCTGCTTCACGGGCTGGGGGCGAACGGCAAGTCGGTCTTCCTGCAGACCCTTGCGTATGTCCTCGGTGACTATGCCGCCACGGCCGCCAGCGACACGTTCGTCAGCCGCGGCGGCACCCGGCATCTGTCAGAAATCGCCGGGCTACGGGGGGCGCGTCTGGTGCTGATGTCTGAAACCGAAGCTGACGCGCAATGGGCGGAAGCGCGGATCAAGATGGTGACCGGCGGTGAAACACTCCGCGCAAACTTCATGTACAAGGACCACTTCGAATTCACCCCGCAGTTCAAGCTCCTGGTCGGAACGAACCACCGCCCTGCGCTCGGCGAGGTCGGCGAGGCGATGCGGCGGCGCCTCCACCTCATCCCCTTCAATGTGACCATCCCGGAAGATCAGCGCGACCCGGGCCTGGCGGATAAGCTCAAGCTGGAAGCCAACGGCATCCTTGGGTGGATGCTGGCAGGCTGCAACGATCTGCAACGGCTCGGCGGGTTGTGCCCTCCGACTTGTGTCAGCTCGGCGGTGGAGGAGTACTTCTCCACCGAGGATCGCTTCGGACAGTGGATTGAAGTGGGCTGCGACGTTGGGGCGGCTCGCAGGGCGACGTCTAGGGCCCTGTTCGCATCCTGGTCGAGCTGGGCGCAGGACGCCGGGATTGATCCGAAGTCTATCCGGTATCTCGGGGAGCAACTCCGCTCCCGCGGCTTCGGTGATGGGAAGGTCGGTCGCGATCGAGGCTGGCACGGCATCGGGCTTCGCTCCGCCCGCCGACCGGAGGATAGCGAATGAACCCGCTCTCCCCGTTCCACATGACCCCCACCGAACGCCGCGCCGAGTTGTGCCGTATCCTCGGCCTAGGCCTGGTTCGCCTCCTGCAGCGACAGTCAACCGAACTATCACACCGCCCCGGAGAAAGTTCGCTACACTTCCCGCCCGACCAGAGCGGTCATGCAACCCGTTATGAACGGAGACCCGCATGACCACACATGACCCCATTCCCGCGCGCCTGGCCGCTCTGAAGACCGCCACGACAGCTGACTTGAAGCAGCAGTGGCGCGACCTCTTAGACAGAGAGCCACCACCCTTCAACCGGCGCTACCTGGAGTCCAGGCTGGCCTACCGCATCCAGGAGCTGGCGTACGGAGGGCTGAAGCCCGAGACCGTCCGGCGGCTGGAGCAACTTGGTGAGGAACTCGACGGCGGTGACAAGAAAAAGCGCAGCATGCGCCTCGATCGGGATCGCCCAATCACCGGCACGCGGCTCCTTCGGGAGTGGCAGGGTGTGGAGCAGGTGGTCACCGTGACCAAGGACGGCTTCGAATGGCAGGGACGACCCTACAAGTCCCTGTCGGCTATCGCGCGCGCCATCACCGGCACGCGCTGGAACGGGTGGACCTTCTTCGGGCTCAAGAACCACAGGGGGCGGACATGAACGCGCAGAGCAAGCCTGTCGTCCGCAAGCTCCGCTGCGCCGTCTACACCCGGAAATCCTCCGAGGAAGGGCTGGAGCAGGAGTTCAACAGCCTGCATGCCCAGCGCGAAGCGTGCGAGGCGTTCGTCGCCAGCCAGCGGTCAGAGGGCTGGGTGCTGGTCCGCGATCAGTATGACGACGGCGGCATTTCGGGCGGCACGCTGGAACGTCCCGGCCTGAAGCGGTTGATGGCAGATATCGAGGACGGGCTGGTCGATGTCGTCGTGGTCTACAAGATCGACCGCCTCAGCCGCTCGCTGGCGGATTTCGCAAAGCTGGTGGAGGTGTTCGACCGGAACGGCGTGACCTTCGTCTCAGTCACGCAGTCGTTCAACACGACCACCTCTATGGGGCGGTTGACGCTAAACGTTCTCCTGTCCTTCGCCCAGTTCGAGCGCGAGGTCACTGCCGAGCGCATTCGCGACAAGGTCGCCGCCAGCCGCAAGAAGGGCATGTGGATGGGTGGCGTACCGCCCTACGGCTACCGGGTGGAAAACCGGAAGTTGCTGGTTGATGAGGACGCCGCCGCGCATGTGCGCTGGGTCTTCGCCCGCTTCATCGAGATCGGTTCCGGCACACTGTTGGCGCGCGAGCTAGCCGAGCGGGATGTGACCACCAGCCGGGGCCACCGCATCGACAAGAAGTTCGTCTATCGGATGCTGAACAACCGGGTTTACATTGGCGAGGCTGTTCACAAGGGAACCAGCTATCCTGGCGAGCACGCGGCGATCATCGATCGCGATGTCTGGGACAAAGTCCATCTGATGCTGACGGTGAGCCCTCGTGCAAGGGGAGCAAGCACGACGGCGCAGACGCCTGCACTGCTTAAAGGCCTGATCTTCGGCCCAGACGGCGCAGCTTTCTCCCCGACACACACTCGCAAACACGGGAGACTGTACCGCTACTACGTTAGCCAGAGTATCTTGAAGTTCGGTAAACGCGCCTGCCCAATCGGGCGGGTGTCAGCCGGGGAGATCGAGGCGGCCGTCATTGACCAGCTCCGCTTGGTCTTCCGGCAGCCGGAGATCATCGCCGGAACGTGGAAGGCCGCCAGCGCGCTTTCCGCAGACATCAGCGAGGCGGACGCCCGAACAGCCCTTAAGCAGCTTGATCCCATGTGGGACGAACTCTTCCCGGCAGAACAGGCGCGTATCGTGGCGCTGCTCCTGGAACGGGTCGACATTGGCGTGGATGGGCTGAACGTTCGGCTGCGCCTGGATGGCCTGACGGGGCTTGCAAGCGAACTGCTCACAAAGGTGGGAGAAGCGGCATGAACGTGCGCAAACTTCATCAAGTCCTAACCTTTGGTGGCCTAAATCAACCTCGGCACGCTATGCCCAATAAACTCATCAACTTGAAACCGAAACCGAACTCATCCTCCCCGCGGTATCCGCGCAAAAAACACCACAGAAGGAACAGGCAGGAAGCAGAAAAACACCGGGGGGCAGGAATGAGCTGCAGTGCCACCCGCGGCGGGCAATCGGACACCGTTACCATCCATATCCCCTTCTCCATCGTGAAACGCGGCGGGCGGAAGGAGATGCAGATGCCCGACCATGTCCGACCAGAGCGCACGCCGGACAGCACGCTGGTCAAGGCGCTGGCCCGCGCGTTCCGCTGGAAGCGGATGCTCGAGTCGGGTGAGTTCGCCACCATCGCCGAACTGGCCGAGCGAGAGGGGATCGCTGCACCATACCTCACGAGGACGATGCGCTTGTCGCATCTGTCCCCAGACCTGGTTGAGTCGATCCTCGAAGGACGTCAGCCGCGTCACCTGACGCTGGAAGTCCTATGGAAGGCGGCCCAAGTGAAAGATGCAGGGATCAACGAGGCAGAGACCTGCGCAGCCCTGGCCCGGCTTGACCCGCTATGGGACGAACTGTTCCCCGCCGAGCAGGCGCGCATCGTGACGATGCTGGTCGAGGGGGTGGATATCGGCAAGGACAGCTTGAACATTCGCCTCCGCGTCGATGGTCTTGGTGGCCTCGCGCGAGAGATGTTCGCTGGAGAAATGGGGGCAGCCGCATGAAACGCGGGACGCCGATCCCCGAAACCATGACGCTCCACGTTCCGTTTCGCATCGTGAAGCGCGGCGGGCGCAAGGAAATGCAAATGCCTGAAGGCAGCGCCCAGCAGCGCAAGACCGACAACTCGTTGGTCAAAGCAGTGGCCCGCGCCTTCCGCTGGAAGAGGATGTTGGAGTCGGGCGAGTTCGCCACCGTCGCCGAACTGGCCGAACGTGAGGAGATCGCACCCTCGTACATGACCCGCATCTTACGCGTCACGCTGCTAGCACCTAATATCGTCGAGGCGATCCTGGATGGGAGTCAGGGCCCGGGGGTGACGCTGGCCCCGGTGCTTGAGCCGTTTCCGGTAGAGTGGGACGAGCAGCGCCGCCGATTCTCGACTCGCGCCATTGCGTGAACTTGCCCCAACAAGGCAACACGGAAAGGGGTTGATTGCGCGGATGAGTATAGTTTATATATCCATCATCAAACGAATCGGGTTGACGCTCTTGTCCTACCTGCTCAACGAGGACCTGCCATGCGCTGGGGTGTCGAAAAACGGCTGGAGTTCATAGAATTCCGCCTCTTTTGGGAGGGCGGGATCAACCGTGCCGACATCGTCGACCAGTTCAGCGTGTCCGTGCCCCAAGCATCCAAGGATCTGACGCTCTATGAGGAAAAGGCGCCAGGAAATCTGATCTACGACAAGAGCGCGAAGCTCTACAAAGCGGCCGACGATTTTAAGCCCGTCTTCATGCAGCCCTCTGCATCCACGTACCTCGCTCATCTGCGCGAAGCGAACGGAGGAACAGCAGGCGCTACCGATGTATGGCTTGCTTCTGCACCCGAACATGATGCTTTGCCGATCCCGCACCGGCGCGTGGACGCTGAGGTCCTCCGTGACGTCCTCAAGGCTGTGAGGGACGGCCGGTCCATCGAAGTCTTCTATCAGTCTATGAGCGCCAAGAGACCTGCCCCGGAGTGGAGACCAGTTACACCCCATGCTCTCGGCAATGACGGACTGCGCTGGCATGTTCGTGCATTTTGTCACGTCGATCACAAGTTCAAGGACTTCATCCTGTCGCGATGCATAAAAACCCAGAAGCATGGATTGCCGGGCGCATCCGCGAGCGATGACATGCTTTGGCATGATCGATTTGCCGTCGCACTCGCGCCGAATCCAGCTCTTAGCGAGAGCCAGCAGTCGATTATCGCTCAAGACTACGAGATGAAGAACGGGCGCGCCGAAGTAATGGTTCGCAAGGCGATGCTCTACTATTTTCAGAAGCGCCTCCGTTTGGACATCGCCGACAAGTTGGACAACCCGCACGAAATCCCGGTCGTGGTTTCAAATCGCGCTGCCTTCGACGCGGCGCTTGCGGAGGCGATGGCATGAAGTCGATCAATTTCGAGATCCTTCGTGACGGGTGGCCCGAACTTGCGGGCCTTGGCGGTTTTGCGGAGGCCTATGCGCACGCAGATCCGGCGAGCGCGCTCGTCAAGCTTCGGCTCTTCGGCGAGAATCTGACGAAGGACATCTATCGTGAGCTTCGGCTGCCAAAGCCGGATCAGCCGACGTTTGTCGATCTCTTGAAGAGTGACGCCTTCATCGCGATCACGCCGAAGGTGGTCCTCGACAAGCTCCACGCCCTTCGAATTCACGGCAACAAAGCCGCCCACGGCGAGCCGGCGACGGTTCGAACTGCACTTTGGCTCATCCAAGAAGCGTTTGACCTAGGCCGGTGGCTCTTCGTGCAATTCGCCAAAGGCGATGCCGCGGCCATCCCAGCGTTTGTGCAACCGATGGCGGAAGCTGTCGATGAGAGCAAAGGTCAGCTAAAGCGCGAGAAGCGCCAAGTCCTAGAAAAGCTGGCCTCGCAAGAAGCACAGATGGAGGCGCTTCTCCGAGAACTGGACGCCGCGCGCGAAGCCGCCGTAACAGCGGAAAAGAAGGTTGAGGAGATTCAGTCGCTGGCATCATCCGGTGCGGCAACGGCCAACCTGCTGGCGTTCAATGAGGCGACGACCCGTGCCCGTATCATCGACAGCTTGCTCGCAACAGCCAACTGGAACGTTGGCCTTGGGAACGCCAGTACGGCGGAGGTTGGCAAGGAGGTTGAGGTCAAACATCAGCCCACTGCGTCAGGCCTTGGCTATGCTGACTATGTGCTCTGGGATGACAACGGGAATCCTCTGGCGGTCATCGAGGCCAAGAAGACAGCTGTGGACCCGGAGCGGGGACGGCAGCAGGCGAAACTGTATGCCGACGGCCTTGAGAAGATGCACGGGCAGCGTCCCCTCATCTTCTACACCAACGGTTACGACATTTGGATGTGGGACGACGTCCTGGGTTATCCGCCGCGAAAAGTGTTCGGTTACTATTCGAAGGACAGCTTGCAGTACCTCGTGAATTTTCAGCGGGCGGGTAGGAAGCCGCTCAACTCGCTTGAGCCTAATGTCGCCATCGTCAATCGTCTTTATCAGATCGAGGCGATCAAGCGCGTCTCTGAGCGGTTTACAGATAACCATCGGAAGGCGCTCGTCGTGCAGGCGACCGGCACCGGCAAGACCCGCGTTGCAATAGCCCTCGCTGAATTGCTCATTCGCGCCGGCTGGGTAAAGCGCGTCTTGTTCCTTTGCGACCGTCGTGAACTGCGCAAACAGGCCAAAAACGCTTTCGGCGATTTCCTGTCTGAGCCCATTCGCATCGTCAGCTCGCGCGTGAATCAATCGGCGAGCGAACGGATATTTCTTGCGACCTATCCCGCAATGCAAAAGGTCTACCAGTCTTTCGATGTTGGGTTCTTCGACCTGATTATCGCCGATGAGTCGCATCGAAGCATTTACAATGTATACGGCGATATGTTTCACTACTTCGACTGCCTTCAGATCGGCTTGACCGCGACGCCGATCGATTTCGTTTCGCGCAACACGTTCAGCCTATTTGGGTGTGAAGGGCAGCTGCCGACAGCGAACTACGATCTTGAACAGGCGGTTCAGGACGGTTTCCTGACGCCGTTTGAGGTTTTCGAGCATACGACGCAATTCCTTCGTGAAGGGATCAGGCTCGACATCCTGACCAAGCAGCAGATTCAGGAGCTTGAGGAACAGGGCGAAGACCCGGCGCAGTACGATTTCTCATCAGAGCAGATCGACAAGATTATCTACAACAAGGACACCAACCGCGCGATCCTTCGCAACTTGATGGAGAACGGGCTGCGCGACGCCACCGGGCAGCTTCCAGGCAAGAGCATCATCTTTGCGCGGAACCACCAACATGCTGTGCTCATGCGGCAGATGTTCGACGAGATGTATCCGCAGTACGGCGGTCGCTTCTGTCAGGTTATCGACAATTATGATCCACGCGCAGAGCAGCTCATAGACGATTTCAAGGGCGACGGCGCAAACTCCGAACTGACGATCGCGATTTCAGTCGATATGCTCGATACCGGCATCGACATCCCAGAAATCCTGAACCTTGTGTTCGCCAAACCGGTCCGTTCACCTGTCAAGTTCTGGCAGATGATCGGGCGTGGAACGCGCCTGAAGCCCGATTTGTTCGGCCCGGGTAAGGACAAGAAAATGTTCCGCATTTTCGATCACTGGGGGAACTTCGAACGCTTTGAAATGGGCTACCGGCCGGCTGAGCCGACCCAGTCGAAGCCCTTGCTCCAACTGGTATTCGAAGAACGCGTGCTGCTCGCTGAGACGGCGCTCCGGATGAGCGAAATCGCGATTTTCGACGAGGTGATAGAGCTCATCGCGAAAGACATCGAAGCGCTGCCCGAGGAATCCGTCTCGGTGCGCGAAAAGTGGCGCGAGAAGCGGGCGGTGGCCGTTCCGGCGACGCTCAAAGCCTTTGCGCCCGCGACCGTTGCGATGCTCAGGCAAGTCATCGCACCCCTCATGCAATGGCGAGACGTTCGCGGATTGAGCGATGCCCACGCGCTGGATCTCTTAATTGCGCGCGCCCAGATCGCAGTGCTTCGAAAGTCCGCAGACGTAGCCGATCTGAAAATCGATCTGCTCGATCGACTCTCGGCGCTCCAGATGCACCTCAACCCGGTGCGAGAGAAGGCTGAAGTCATCAAGCGGGTCAAAACCGACGAGTTTTGGAACGGCGTAACCGTCGCCGATCTGGAGTCGGTTCGCAAACCGCTACGGGAAATCATGCACCATCGAGACCGCCAAGGCGCCATGCCGCTGCCGGCGAAGATCATCGACGTGACGGAAGATACGGCTGGCTTCCAGACAAATCGCCGGGCGACGAGTCTGAAGACCGTCGACATGAAGGCATACCAGCAGATCGTCGAGGCCGAACTGAAGCGGCACTTCGATACGAACCCGACGCTCAAGAAGATTCGCGCGGGCGAAGCGGTTTCAGATGTCGACATTCAGGCACTTGTTTCGCTGGTCCTGATCCAAAGCCCGAACGCGAGCCGGGATGTGCTCGAAGAGTTCTTCGCCGACACGGCTCTTCCGCTGGATTTCGCGATCCGGTCGATTGTCGGGCTGGACCCGGAAGCAGTGGCGGCACGTTTCGCGGAATTCGCGGGTCGGCATCCCAGCCTTACAGCGAAGCAGACCCGCTTCCTTGGGCTGCTTCAAAATCACATCGCGCGCTTCGGGTCCGTCACGCTTGATCGCCTCTATGAGCAGCCGTTCACAGTGGTGGACGCTGACGGCCTGGATGGCGTTTTTGAGAAACCGGAGGAGATCGACGATCTTCTCGACATCCTGAGCGTCTTCGCGCCGCCTCCAGCGGCCAGCGAGGGCACAAAAGAATCCCCCGAAAGGACGAAGCACTAA